CCTTAACGAAATAAAACATTTTGCCCTATAAGGGCTGCGAGAATCTTAACCGATTCGCTCTCACCGCAGCTTTTATAGGGCTTTTTTAATTTAACATCATGACAAACCTTGTAGGCAAAAAATTCAAGTACATTTCGCATTTCGGTGATGTGCTTTACTTCACAATCGAAGCGATCATTTTTGATAACGGCAAAGCAAAAGCAATGAACTCAAACCTCGTTACTTTTTGCCTTGATGAAATTGAGATACTATGAAGAAAGATTCAATGATAATTTATAGAAGTTTTTACGAGGCTATCAAAGAACTTCCAGAAGATGCAAGGCTTGAACTTTATGAGGCTATTTTTGAACTTGGATTGAACTACAATGAGTTAAAACTTGACGGATTGTCAAAGTCTTTTTTTACTCTAATTAAGCCTCAAATAGAGGCAAACAATAGAAAAGCTGAAGCAGGAATTAAGTCCGGTAAACTTGGTGCAGAACACGGTAAAAAAGGCGGCAGACCTAAGAATGAAAAACCCTCTAAAAACCCCCAAGATAACCCTCTAAAAACCCCCAACGAAACCCCCAAGAAACCCTCTAATGTAAATGATAATGTAAATGATAATGTAAATAAGAATGATAATGTAAATGATAATTACAAAAAATGGGATTTACAAGATTTCAAAAAAAGCATTACAGAAAACAAAAAATCATATCAAGATTTAATGCTGACAAAATTTTTTAATTATTGGAGCGAAAAAGATTCAAAAGGCAAAATGAAATTTCAACTCCAAAAAACTTGGGAAACTTCAAAAAGACTTGCAACTTGGTCAACTAATAATTTTACTCCAGTAGTTCAAGACAATCACTCATACTCACGGGCATCAAGAAACAAAATTTTATGAACCAAATAAACCTTTACGACTTAACACCACAACAAGCAATTCTTGCCGTCTGTATCTTTCAAGGCAAATCGGCCCAAGAAATTATTTCAAGACTTACAAAACACCATTTCGACTTTGGAACAAACACAAGAATCTTCCAGGCAATTATCAAACTAATCGAACAAGAAACGGAAGTCAACATTGTTTCAATCGGTAAATTCAGAAAGAATCTAGATATCACACAAGAAGATATTGCCAAGATCGTTTCATGGACTAATCAACTTACCTACAACGAAAACGTTAATGACATCGTTAACCTGGTAAAAGATGAACTAATTAGAAAGCAACTTGAACAACAAGCCAAAGACATTCTTGAAAGTATTTCATCAGGTGGCAAAGATGCACTTTCAACAGCACTTGAAATTCAAACAAACATCCGGCAAATTATAGAATCCGAAACAGATATTTCTTCAATACTCACACCCGAAGAAATGATGAAAAACGAATCTGAGGCTTACGATAATCGTGTTCGTTTGGTTTCTCAAGGACTTGCAACGGGCATTCCTTCAGGACTTAAAATCATTGACCGATTTACAGGAGGATGGCAAAAAGGCGAACTAATTGTTCTTGCAGGTCGTCCATCAATGGGAAAAACAGCACTTGCATTATTTCACACATTAGCAGCTTCAAGTAACAACACGCCAACGCTTTTCTTTAACATGGAAATGAATCAATCTCAGCTATCGCAAAGGCTAATATGCTGCAAAGCAAATGGAACTATCAACCCTCAAAACTTAAAGCTTGGCAAACTAAATCAAGCCGAATTACACCAATTCACAAAATACAGGCACGAATTAGCCTCATACCCTTTCTTAATTTATGACAAAGGTGGTGCAAGTATCAATGAGGTAGTTAGAGCGATTAAAACAGCTCACAGGGGTAATAAATGCGAATTGGTTATCATTGACTACATTCAACTTATCCAATCCGAAAACAAACGAGGCAATCGAGAGCAAGAAGTTGCTTATATTTCAAGAACACTAAAACAAACAGCCAAAGAGTTAAATATTCCAATAATTGCATTATCTCAGTTATCAAGATCAGTTGAACAAAGAGGAGGGGATAAAAAACCTATACTTGCAGACCTTAGAGAATCAGGTGCAATCGAACAAGATGCTGATACAGTGCTATTCTGTTACCGTCCTTCATACTATTCACTCAAAAAAGAAACAGGCGAACCATACACCAACGAAATCTTTTATCTATTTGAAAAGCATCGAACAGGAGCAACGGGAGAAGCTGAATTTCTAACCGACAAATATATTTCTAACTTTTACGATTTGAACGAATCAACATCTGCATACTTGCCCGTTTCAATGAACTCACTTGAGCCTTCAACAAATTGGGAAGCAGAAAAACTTGATTATTAAAAAAATCACTAACTTTGACACATGGAATCAAGAACTCGATGCGGCTTTTTTATTAATCAACCGACAAAGTATCAGGTTTGGCTCACTAAAGCGGGAACTAATCAAGACTTTCTTGTTGACTTCTATAAATCAAATCTTGAAGCAGCAATTCAAAGAGCAGAACAGTTCCAAGAACAAGCAAAGACTTCATACGGGGTTGGAATACTTCAAAATGTTAGTGATGATGTTTTACTTGCCGAAACAGTATTTGAGGGCAGATTCCTAATTATTGCAGTTGAAAACGATTACTTAAAAGGGTTTACTAAACCTGAACCTTTCGAGCAAGAACTTCGTTTAGTTTAAGAAAAACGTTATGCCAGCAGGAAGACCAAAAGAAGGTATAGAAACATTACCAGAAAATTGGTATATTGAAGTTATATCTATGTATAAAGAAGGTGCTTCTGATGTTGAAATAAAAGCATTTATTTATGAAATAAGAGGATCCTTTTCAAATGACTTATGGGATAGATGGATTGCTGATGAGCCTGAATTTAGAGAAGCGATATATGAAGGTAGAAAAATAAGACCATTCATAAGAGTTAATGATACAGAAAAACATAAAAATAAACTTGAGATAAGAAGAAAAACAAGATATATAGACTATCAAGGTGATAATAAAATAGTGCAATCGTTTAGGTCTTTATTCTATTACCATATTAAAAATACATCAGCAAAGGTTATAGGTAGCAAGTTTAATTTTTTAGGATATAAAAAAGAAGATTTAATTAATCATATTAAATTAAACTTAAAAGACGGGATGTCTATTAATAATTACGGTAAATGGCATATTGATCATATCAAACCTGCAAGTTGGTTTAATCATAATAATATTGAAGAAGTTAAAGAATGTTGGGCATTAAGTAACTTAGAACCCAAATGGGCGTTTGATAACATTAGCAAGGGTAATAGATTTGAAGGATGAGTAGACCAACCAAATATAAAGAAGAGTATAATCAAAAGATTTTAGATTTAATGAAAGAGGGATGCTCTATTGCTGAGATTTGCTTAGAGCTTGATATTTGTAAGCAAACATTCTATAATTGGTGTGAACAAAACAAAGAGTTTTTAGACTCCAAAAAAAAGGGCGAAGATTTTAGTGAAGGATGGTGGATGAAACAAGGAAGATTAAACCTTACAAACAAAGACTTTTCTTATACGGGTTGGTACATGAACATGAAGAACCGATTTGGATGGAGAGATAAGTCTGAGATAGAAAATACACATACAGTCACCCCTAATGCCAAAGAGTTTATTGATGACTTGCTTAAGTAGATGGCATATTCAGAACCTCAGAAACGCACACTAACTTTAATTGAACGAGACCGAATAGTTACTGATATTTTTTACGGTGGCGGTGCTGGTTCTGGAAAGACTTTTTTGGGCTGTGAATGGCAAATAATGAGAAGGTTGTTATACCCTGAAACAAGGGGATTCATCGGCAGAAATACATTCACAGACTTTAAGGTTACTACACTTAAAACATTTGTAAACGTTTGGAATACAAGGTGGCAAAACAATCATCTTAATGTTAAGATAAATATCAACTTGCATGAGAAAATTATTTTGTTTTCCAATGGAAGCGAGATACTAATAAAAGACCTTTCTTATAACTCATCCGATCCTGAGTTTAACACTTTGGGCGGAATGGAGCTAACAGATGCTTTTATTGATGAAGTTCCAGAGATAACAAAGAAAGCAAAGGATATTATTCGTTCAAGAATAAGATACAAACTAATAAACCGAAAGCCCGTATTATTGATGACGGGCAACCCAACGCCTAATTGGGTAAAGGATGAGTTTGTTGAGAATAGAGATGGATTGCCCGTCGTATTAGAGCCGCATAAAATGTTTATTCCTGCATTGCTTTATGATAATCCAAACAAAGAGTTTGTAGAAGATTATGAGAAACAATTAAAAGGGCAAAGCATTTATGATATGGAGCGATTGCTTTATGGCAATTGGTCTGTATTGGAAGAAGCCGAAAATCCTTTTCTTTGGGCTTGGGATGATGAAAAACATATCAGCCAGGAGGCAAAGTTCAATCCAAACATACCGACTTACTTTAGTGTTGACTTTAACGTAAGTCCTTTGTGTGCTTTGGTTATTCAACATCAAGGCGCAACAGTTCATGTAGTTGATGAAATACTCATCGAGAAAGGTAGTGTTGATGCTTTGTGCGATTACATTGAAGGTTATGGTGTACCGATAGGCATGATAAGAATTACAGGTGATGCAATGGGTAACGGCAGGACTTATCAGCAAAGAGATAACTCAAGTGCTTACATGAGCATGAAGAAACGGCTCAAGATGAACGACAAGCAGTTTATGATAATCGCTAATCCAACTCATAAGAACAGCCGTGAAGATTGTAACGCTGCATTGATACGATTAAATATTAAGGTCAATCCTAAGTGTAAAGGTTTTATCTTTGATGCCAAGCAAGTGAATTGTGATGCTGAAGGTCATATTATCAAGAGCAATAGAAAACTTGCAAACCAACGTGCTGACTTATTAGATGATTTTCGTTACTTTGTCAACGCAATACTAAAAAGATACTTATGAGTAACGAACTTGAGTGTGTGCATTATAATAAATCAGGTGTTATTAAGTTTGGTTTTAATGAGTTCTTTTACAGCATTAAAGATGAAGACGGTGTCATTAAAATATTTGTTGGATATCCAAGTAATTATTCAGAGTTATTAAAAAGTAAGAGGTATGAAGAGCTGTTCTCTGAATATACTCTTTTACCAATAACGAAAGAGATGAAGCTGCAATACTTATTTGATAAGGTATATCAATTGATGAATAATATCACAAAGAAATTAAAAACTAAAAAATTAGAAAATGAGCATTTGTAATGATTGCTATGATGCTGGAAGTTATGTTGATGCGTGCGCATCTTCTTTATCTTTCGGAACAGTTGAAGTTGATACTGAATATACTATTGCAGTTCAAAGCTTGTCAACAAACAAGATTCAATCTTTTACAGTTACATCCAATGGTAGTGGCACTATCTCATTAAGTGAGATAAAACTATCTCCTAGAACTTGCTATGACCTTTGGGTAACTAATGGAAGCGTTAATGATGATAGGCAAGTTATATCCATTGATTCTATTGAATACGATTGCATTACATTCTGCACTATTGACACAGGCGAAGGTGATATTGCAATTGATTTGACTGCATGAAACTAATTAAGCACATCATTGAAGGTTGGTGGCTGTACATTACCCAATCGAAAGAAGCTGCAAAACTTGTTAAAGCAAGAAAGCCTATTTGCGATGGGTGTGAGTTTAAGAACAAGCGGCTGAATGTCTGTAATGACTGCGGATGTTTTCTTCCTGCCAAACAAAGAGTAAGTGATGCAAATTGTCCTCAACATAAATGGTAAATGAAACTACTATCTTTTTTCAAACGAAATAAACCCAAGCGTTACAACCACGAAGCGGAAGTTAAAGAAAAACTAATCTTTGCTTTTGAGGCTGAAGGTCATAAGTACTATCGCTTTCCTAATGAACTAAGTTTGCCGTTCTATCGCTTTGCTAATG